TTTTTGATGACATTTTTTCCTTTCAATTGCATTTTAGATTTTATAAAATTATCTATAAAATTTGGTTTATTTTTTAATGTATTAGTTTCTAATATAGTTTTAACTACTGATTTTTTCATATCTTCATTTGTTTTTGACATTTAATACTCCGTTAGGAATTGCCTGACAGTTCCAATGTATAAATCTAAATGGCTCATATCCCATATCTACTACATATTGATGAGGCATGTAAGATGGAAAAAATATTATTTTTCCAGGTTGAACTTTATAATTAATTTGTGTTGATGCATAGGTTACTTTTGTTTTATCTTTTTCAGGTAAAAGATTCATAATATTACCTGGTCTTGGATCTTCAAAAAGTGGCATAGACGTAGCTTCGCTCGCTTTTAAAAAATAAAAACCAGATATATGTCCATTCCAATGAGTGTGTAAAGTATGGTGTCCTCCACCATTTTTAGCAAATTCTTGTACCCACATTTCTGTAATAAATATTGAATAATTTGTTAAATCAAAACCCATTTCTAATAATAAATTATTCGCCGTAGCACCAATATAATCTTGTAACTCTTTAAATTTAGGATCACCAATTAAAGATATTGAATGAAAAACATGGCCCATATCACCTTTATCTCCAAATTTTTTATTTCTTTTATTGATATCTTTTTTTAAATTTTTTTGTGCTTCTTTTATATATTTATCAGATGCTTTATTTAATTTTTTAACATATTTAGGTTCATCAGCAAACCATATTGGACATTTAAATAAATCTTCTCTTGCTAATTGTTTTGGAAAACTCATTTATATGGCCATCCTAAATTCCAAATAACCAAGCTATGTCTAGATCCTTTTTTAACTGGGCATACTCTATGCCAAACAAAACCAGGAAATACAACCAAAGAACCTTTAGGTAATATTTCAGTGCATTTTTTAATGTTAGGTTTTTTATTAAGATCTTGATTTCTAAAATCAAATTCTAATTCCCCGCCTTTATAATCTTTAGGATCAGATAAGGTAACTGTTACAGATAACTTTCTTATCTTACCATTTGATGGATCATTACCTTCTCGCATGTAAGGTTTATCCCAACCATCACAATGCCAATCATAAAATTGACCTTTATTATATTTTGTAAATTGACAAGACTCAGAATAATCCCATTGGAAATTCCACCCAGCACTTTGATTTGCTTGATGAACATAGGGTTGAATTTCTTTATATATCCATCTATCATTCATCCAAACAATATCAGAGTTCCTTTTCTTTTTTAAATCTTTTATTTCTTTTTGATTTAATTTTTTATCACCAAATCCACCTGTTACCGCCATTTGATCTTGTAATTGTTTTCCATAACGAACAATATCATCGCAAATACGTTCTGGAATTGCTGATTGAAAATACCAATAGTAATTTGTTAAATTCATATTCTTTCTTTTACCACCATAAAAATAATATAACTATCTTTAAGAAATTGTCAATGTTCCATTAGCTGTAAATTTAGCTATCTTATCGCCGCCTGGATGAGTTGAACCTGTGAACGCACAACAAGGAGTACCAGAAAAAGTAACCGCACTTGGTCCTCTAAGAATAACAATACCTGGGCCTCCAGCTTTTCCATCTTGAGTGTTAGAATTATAACCCCCACCACCACCTCCACCACCACCGAGGTTAGTTCCTCCAGCCGTTGAAGCACTGCCTGGACTACTTCCAACTCCACCACCACCAGCTGCTGCTGAAGCAACCCCTCCTGGTCCACTATTGTTTTCGGATCCACCACCTCCGCCTCCACCAGCATACGTAGTATCTGGTCCTAAAATTGTGTTTGGTGCTCCTGCACCTCCTGGTCCTGCAGGATTTCCTGGTCCAGAACCTCCTGTACCAGCGGCTGTTGCTCCACCACCTCCAGCTCCAATTGTATTAGGTGCTCCTACTGCATTACCACCCGCAGTACCTTGAGCGATAGGTGATCTTGGCGGAGTATTTCCTGCACCACCAGCATCTCCTGGTCCACCTCCACCACCACCTGAACCTCCAGCACCTCCTGGTTTATTTCCACCACCACCGCCACCACCACCATCAGCTGTTATAGTATCTGTGTTTTCTGTTCCTCCTGGATTAAATATTGAATCGGCTCCTATAGTACCAGGATTTGTATTTGGTGCAGGGGAACCAAGACCAGCTCCAGCTGCTCCACCTGCTCCAACTGTTATTGCGTAATCTCCAGGAGTTAAAAATATTGAACAATTTTGTAATGGGCTTGGACCGTAACCAGAAGCTCTATAACCACCAGCTCCGCCACCACCAGCTCCTTGACCTGGACCAGTGTTACCACCACCACCGCCACCACCGCCAGCGACTACTAAATAATCATAATTATAACCTAATTGAGGCCATGTTCCACATTTTTTTGCTTGAAACTGACTTCTTAAATTCCATACACCACTTGCTTTGTTTAATTCTTTTACTATGACTATTCCTGAACCACCTGCTCCTGTTGGAGTATAACCTGCTCCTCCACCTCCAGTGTTAGTTGTTCCAGCTCCACCGCCAGAAGCTCCATTATTATATTTACCTGGTCCACCGCCACCACCTGGGCCTGCAGCTCCTGCACCTGGTGCATTGTTTGCAAATAAACCTCCGCCACCACCACCAGCAAATACCGAACATGTTGGACCTACATTTCCAAAATCGGGACTAACATCTAAACCTGCACCACCATCACCTGCTTCACAAGCTCCTTGAGCATTCTGTCCTGCTGCTCCTGCTCCTCCACCTCCACCACCTGCTTGTGGGTAAGATGTATGAGATGTACCACCAGGATTTCCTTCAGGTGGAGTATAATTACCCTCATTACCAGCTCCAGCAGTACTTGTTTGATAACCACCACCTGAACCTGAACCACCAGGTTGTCCTGCTTCTTCTCCTGTTCCTAGTCCGCCACCTGTTGATGAATAAGTTGCACAACTTGCAACAAAACTTGAATTACTACCTTTATTACCTGTACATGCAGGTGCTGCTGCACCTCCACCACCTACTGTTGCCTGATATGGAGTATTCCCACAAAGTGGTAATTCTAAATTTCTTAATCCACCTGCTCCACCACCACCATACTTAGATCCTGAACCTCCACCTGCAACAATTAAAACTTGTGCAAGTCTAGTTCCTGGTTGAGTTGTAACTGCTCCATCAGATGTTTTAACAGTTTGTGTGCACTTCCCAAAAGAAGTTACGTTTCTTTTACCGATTATACCACCATTGGTTCTTGGCATTTAGTGTCTCCTATTCGGACACCCAGGCTGAGCCATTCCAATTGTAAACTGTTTTTGGATCTGAAGTGTCGTTTGATTTTGTTGCTTCCCAACCTGTATTGTTATCAGCGTTGTATTTTGTTTCGTTCCATGAAACGAAATAAACAAAACCTGATCCACTAGTTGTTGATGGATAAGTAATTGGTGCTTGCCAATCGTCACTACCATCTAGTGCCCATGATTTATAAGGTTGTGGTAATAAAAATTTATCTTTTGATGCATCATAGACATAACCTATTCCTGCATACATCTTTCTAAAATTATGATTATAAGAAGTTTGTTTAAATTCTGTATCTGGTTTATTGAAAAAATTTTTACACCATGTTTCACCATCAACGTGCATATCATTATCTCCAAGCGGACCTGCTGCTGTAGAAACATCATTTGCTACAACTGTAACCCGTTTAACAACTAAATGAGTATCCGATGTAAATCCTGTTGGATCTGTTTTTGATTCTAATTCTGCAAAATGTGCCATATTTATATTCTCCTTAAAAGATAATTTATAATATCTATATTATACAAAGTCAACGGTACTAATATTCTAGTTAGTATTAGTCCAATCAGCTGCTTTAACATTATCATAAACTTCATTAAGGCTCCACACACCTGGAGCTGTTCTAATAGTGTTAACATATTCTCTAATAACAGCTACACCTGAACCACCTGCTCCACTTGTAGTAGTTAAATCCGAAGGACCCAAACTTGCTCCACCTCCTCCACCACCACCTGTATTAGCTGTTCCAGATCCTCCACCAGGTTGACCAAACATTTGACCATCTCCTGATACAGGAGTTGATGCTCCAATAGCGACGCCTTTTGGATTTGGATCAAATCTCTGTGCTCCACCACTACCTCCACCTGCGTAAGATACAGAACTACCTGTAATAGAATTGGTTGCTACAGCTCCACCAGCACCTGAGGTTACTGTTCCACCTGGGTTAGTACCATCACCACCAGCGCCACCAGCGCCTCCACCACCACCTCCAACAAACGTAAAAGAACCTGAAACAGGGGTATTTGAATTACAATTACCAGCCCCACCAGGATAACCTTGACCACATGTTCCAGCAGCACCAGGAGAGTTACCATAACTATTTCCACCGCCGCCTGAACCACCAGGAGCATTACCTTCTCCACCACCCACAGTTGATATACAATTAAAAGTTGTAGCGACTCCAGGTGTAGATGAGTTTGTACCTGCTGGTGAGCCTGCTCCACCTGTTCCACCTGCACCAACTACAACTGGATAAACTCCACCTGGATTAACAGGGGATTTAGTTCCACCAGGAAAAGAAGTTAAAAGGCCACCACCTCCTCCGCCACCTCTAGCTCTACATCCTGTATTACATCCACCTCCACCACCAGCCACTAAAAGATAATCAACCTCTTTAGTTCCTGTTTGTGCTGTGAAACATCCATTACTTGTAAATGAAGTTGTTCTATTTTCTGCAACGTTACTTGTAACTGTTTGAACTGGTCCTATAATTCCGCCATTTGCCATAGCCTATAAAACCTCCTACGCGTCGTTTAATTCTTCGTATGAAATAAAATAAGTTAAATCACTATTAGCACTTGCTGTAACTGCTAAATGATCTGTTTCATCTAAATAAATTGGATTTTCTAAAAAACTTAATGTTGCATCTGCTGGAACAGAAATAGTGCTTGCAATTTTAACATAGTTAGAACCATTATCTACACTAACTTCTATTGTTATATCAGCAGCATTTGAGCCATCAATGTTACAAATAAGTATTGTATTTACTTTTGCTACTGTATCATCAGATACATCTAATGCTACTGCTCTTGAAGTAGTGACTGCTCCTGTTGCATTTTTAGCATTAATTGTTGCTACGTTTACTATATTTGGTGTTGCCATAATTGTCTCCTTTTACCCGAATACGATGGCCATTGCAATAGCTTTTCCTACTGTTGCGGCACTCGAATTTGCGTCTATATATGTTACTATTCTTGAAGCAGCTACTTTTCTATTAGTTCCACCTGCTCCATTATCTATTATAAATAAATCAGCATCTACAATAGCTTCTCCTATATCTGTTGCACCATCTATGTCTAAATCCGCTACAGCTATACTTCCATCTGGAAATACAGGAGCTGATTGGAAAGTTGCAACACCACTAACGTTTAATGTTCCGTTTAGATCAACAGCAGTTGCTGTTAAATCTATTTCATCAGTTGCACCGATAGATAATACTGTTGCACTTGATCCTTGTATAAATTGACTTGCATCATTAAAACATAATTTGTTTGTAGAGTTTAAAGTTAAACCTGTACCATCTGTGTGAGTTAATGTTGTATCATCATCAGCACCAAAACTTAGTACAGAAGAATCACTATCTAATTTAAGATCATTACTAACTAAAACAGCAGTAGAAGCAGTTAAGTCAATTGTTGCTTCTCCAGCAACAGTCATTACACCATCAGAAGATTGATTAATATATGTTGCTGCGTCACCAAATGTAAGTTTACTTGTTGAATTTAAAGTTAAGCCTGTTCCATCTGTATGAGTAAGTGTAACATCTTGGTCATCACCAAATTTTAAAACTGCTGAATCAGAATCTAAAACTACATCATTATTAAATATTGCAGTACCTGCATCTGACATATCTAATGTCAATGCTGTTGTATCTGTACTACTATCTGTACCTTTAAATATAATATCTGTATCACCAGCTTGTGCATCAATTGTAATATTACCTGAAGAAGTTGCAATTGTAACCGCTCCATCTCCTGTTGAAATATCATCTGCTGCAACACTGACACCAGTTTGAAAATATGTTTTTAGTGTAGTGACATTGGTCATTCTCATTGTACCATCGTCATTTACAAGTAAGCCATCTCCATCTGCAACTGCTGTAGTACCTCTTGAAGTACCACCATCTATTAAATTAATTTCTGCTGCTGTTGTAGTTACTGCTGTGCTTCCTAATGTAAATTGTCCATCAGGTACAATAAGTCCTGCTGCTCCACCTAATATTAAATCATCTGCTGATGTATCCCACAACATATAGGCACTTGCTGTGTCTCCAAAAAATTTTATATCATATCCCTGATCATCTGCACCGACTGTAAGCGTTGCATCTAATTGTACTGCACCATCTATATCAACCGCGTCTAAATTTGTTGTTCCATCTATATCTGCGTTACCAGATATATCTAAGGTTGCTGCATCTAGCTCACCTGACAAAGTAATATCAGTAGCCCCAGTAATAGCACCATTCAGTGCAACAGCACCATTAATATCAATTGTTGTTGCAGCAATTTGTATTTCTGTGTCTGCTACTAAATCTAATTGACCGTCTGTACTTGAATGAATGTATAAAGCTGTATCATAAAAACAAAGTTTATTTGTACTATTTAAAGTTAAACCTGTTCCATCAGTGTGAGTTAAAGTTGTATCTTTATCTGCACCAAAACCTAAAATAGCTGAATCAGAAATTAAATAAACATCGTCTCCAACATAAGCATCAGCTGCAACACCTAAACCACCACCTGTGATTAATGCTCCTGTAGTTGCACTTGAAGAAGCAGTTGTTGCACTTACATTAAATTGAACTCCATCTTCAATTCTTGCAACTTCTGTTGCATCATATTGTTGAAAAATTATATCTTTGGCATCAACAGTTGGTTTAATTATAACATCGCTTGAAGAATTTGAAATTCTTAAAACTTCTGTACCACCATCTTTAAATTTAAAATCAGCTCCATCAGCATCAAAAATAATATCTGCTGGTGAATCAATTGTTATATCTCCAGTAACACCCGTAAGAGTATTTGTTGATATACCAGTATCAACCATATTTGGATTAGTTGCATGATCTGCTGCTGCATAAACAATTTTAGTTCCTTTATCAGTGGTTCCAAATGCAACAGTACTTCCTGATCCAGAAACATATTTAAAAGTTAATGTGTATGT